CACGGTCGAGGTTCCCGCTGCTGCAGTTGCCGCCGATGCCGCCAGAGAAGCCCCAGCCGCCGAGACCGTCACGCCGCCGGCAGCCACCCCGGACGTCGCTGCGACCGAACGCCCCGAGAGCGTGCTCACGGCGGCTGCGCCCGCTGCGGCGGCGGCCGTTGCTTTGACCAGCGCGGATCCGACCCCGGAAGCCGTCGCCACGCCGGCCGCTTGCGTCGCTGTTGCGGCGGACGTTGACATGCCGGCGGCCGAAGCAGTCGCTGCCCCAGCCGCAGAGGTGGCTCCAGTCGCCGCTGACGACGCGCCGGCAGCGGATACGGTCGCAGCGCCCGCTGCTGCCGTAGCCGTCGTGGTTGTCGGTCCGCTCGCCGTCTTAACCGTTGCGCTCTGGATCTCGATGTCGGCGTATGCAGCAAGCGCAGTCGTGACTACGAATGCCACCGTAAGCGTCTGTCCGGCACTGGCGGCCGACACCGTAATGTCGAAATAACCGAAGACGCCCGTCGCGCCTGCCGGGTCGCTCAGACTCGTGTTGACGGCCGGGCCAGCGCTACCGTCGCTGAGCGACGTCGTCAACGTGATGGCGCCGCCGAAGGTGCCGCAGTAGACGCGCACAACCTCCGGCGTCGTGCCGATACCCGAGACGGTGAACGACGCCCCCATGCCGGAAGCAGTCCCGCCGCCACCGTTCTGGTCGTTGTAGCAAGCCGCGTTGCTGCTTCCCGTCGCGCCTGGCGTGCCGAACGACCAGGAGAGGGTACTCAGGTAGCCTGAAAACCCGGTGATGTTGCCGGATCCGGTGCGCGTGATTGAACTGAACCGCGAGCCGCCACCCGACTTGCGCTGAGCGGGGGCGTGGGTCGTTCCCGAACCACTCCCGGCAACATACGCAGCCCAGTCAGACGGCGCCCCCGAGTCGATGTTGTAGTTCGCCGTCGTCGGGACGAACGGCGCAATGGAAAGGGCCGCCATTTAGGCCCTATCGATCGAGAGCGTCGGAGGAACGAACTCGCGATCCAGGCGACCCCGGAACTGCGCGGGCCTGTCGTCGGCTTTCGGATAGCTGCACTTCGGGCAACTATCGTTCTTCATTGGGTGAATGGTCGGTGGCACCCACTCGCACCTAGGGCAAGGCGCGGTGTTCACGAAGGAAGCGAGTTTGGTGGCCACGTTCGCTCCCCTCGCTCCGATCAGTCTTCAGTGACGACCGTGCCGGCGTTGATCTGAGGCGTGACGCCCGAGCCACACACCACGCTCGGCGACAGCGCGCCCTTGTACAGCAGCTTGCCGGCGCCCGAAGACGAACAGCCGATGCCGAAGTGGGTTGCAGTGCCCGAGCCACCCGTGCCGGCCGGGAACGCGACCGCAGCCGCGAACGCAACCGCATTCGCCGTCACCGTGAAGCCGCCCGACGTCCGCGCCACCGCGACACGCGCGTAGCTGGTGTACGCGATCTCGCTGGTGGTCTGGTCGCCGGCCTCGCCAGGATCGGCCGTGTGCAGGCTGATGTAGTAGCTGCCGGCGGTCGTCGAGCCGCGCAGGCCCGTCGCGTCGCCATGCAGCGCGCTGTTCGTGTTGTTGAACAGCAGCAGGAGAAGGTCGTTCTCCCAAACGTTGGACTTGCTCACGGATTACTCCGCGTCGGGAGCAGCGACGCTCTCGGCGTAGGCAACCGCGTCGGGATGCGCGTCCAGGTCGCTCGCACCTTCGGCGACGGCCTTGTTCACGACGACAACGTCGTTGACCTTGCCGAATACGCCATCGACGAGAACTCGCGCTTTGACTTGGCCGTCGGCCACTTTGGTCTTTGCCATGATGATTCCTTTTCAGAAACGACAAGGCCCAGCCGAAGCCGGGCCCAGTCGATCAGGTTGCGGAGTTGGCGTAGTACTTGACGGCGCCGGCGTCCAGCAGATTGCCCCCGGCCCGCATCCACATCAGGAAGCCGACTTGGCCGAGCTTGGCGTAGGCAGAATCTTCGAAGCGGAACAGCTGGGCGGCCATCACGTCGCGAATGGTGTACAGCGAGAAGTCGCCAAACAGGATCGACTTGGCGTTCGCAGCCATGACAGCCACATCCTGGTTGATGGCCACGTCGTAGCCCAGCACGGTGTCGCCCATCGCCTTGCCGAGGCCGTCATAGCCAGGCAGGAAAATGGGACGACCGCCGGTGTCTTTCAGCTTGCGAATGACCTTCAACGACGAATCGTTCATCATGAAGCGGCAAGTTCCACCCTGACGGTAGGCCGGGTCGACCGAATGGACCAGGTCAATCAGGTCGTCCACGATCACGGTAAGGGTCTGGCCGGTCGTGCCCGTCTTGCCCGCGCCCGCGCCGGTCACGACACCGCGCGGCTGGCTGGTGCCGGAGCCGGTGGTGAAGAACTGGTTCGTGATGCGACCGAGTCGCTGCACGAGGCGCTTCTCGACGAATGCGGCGATGTCGATCTCGCTGTCTTGCAGAAGTTCGAAAGGCACGGCCACGATCTTCGAGCTGAACTTGTACGTGGTCAGCGCCACGGTGCCGAACGTCGGGTCAGCGGCGGTCGCAGTCGTGTTCTGGGCGATCAGTTCGCCGACTTCCGAGGTGCCGTCCGACGTCGGGAACGACATGTCGTTGCCCATCGCGGTGCGCAGCACGGTCGCAGCGTCGCGCATGCCACCGAACGCCTTGAGCGCATCGATCAGGCGCGAGGCGACTTCGGATTGAACCGAGTAACCGCCTTCTGCCGGAGTCGTGGTGCTCATGGTCGCACGAATCTCGCGCCACTCGTCGGAGGTGATGGCCTTCTCTCCGCCGCGCAGGAACTTGGCGTAGAGCTCGGTTTGACGATTCGTCGCGCCGGCGGCGGCGCCGCGACGAGCGGCGGCCTCGTCGATCCGGCCGTCCTGTGCGGCATCCGCATCGGCGGCCAGCGAGGCTTCGATGCGAGTCGCTTGAGCCTTCAGGTCGTCGATCTCGGCCATTCCGGCGTCGTAAGTCGCCTGGTGTTCCGGCTTCCACTCCGAGTTCTTGTTCTCGACGAGGGTGCGGATCTCTTGGGCACGGGTAGCGATGCGCTCCCGCAGGGCTTGGATGCTTTGCATCTTGAGTACCTTTCGGAAATAAAAAAACCGCCCAGCTGGGCGGCCTCTGCTATGGCGCGGGAGCGCTTACACAGTCATTGCGGCAACGTCGAGACGGCGCAGGAGAGCGCCGACATCGACAGTGAGCCGGGGTTCGGGTGCCGGGTCGGCCGGCTGGGAGTTGCTGTCGGGCGCAGCCTCCGGGACGAGCCCGAGTTGCGGGGCCTTGGCGTAGGCGCTCAAGTTCCATTCGGTCTTGGCCGCGGCGGTTTCGGCCACGCGGTCGGCGAAGCCGGCCTCAACCGCTTCGTCGGCGGTGAACCAGGTCTCAGCAGACATCCACTCGGCGACTTGCTCGGCGCTCTTGCCGGTGCGCTCGGCGTAGGTGTCGGCTAGCGTGCCGTCGATCTTGTCGAGAAGATCCGCCTCGGCGCGCATGTCGTCGGCATTGCCGTACATGCCCGTCCAGGCCTTGTGGATCATGAAGAGAGCCCCCTTGCCCATCACCACCTCGTCAGCGGCCATCGCAATGAAAGTCGCGGCACTTGCGGCCAAGCCGTCGATGTGCGCAACGACCTTGGCCGGGTGATCGCGTAGGGCCTGCTCGATCGCCCGTGCCGCGAACACACTGCCGCCAGGGCTGTTGATTCGGAGGTTGATCGTCTTGGCATCGATTGCTCGGAGCGCCTTGACGAAGGATTCAGGGGCGACGCCTCCGAACCACTCAGCCTCGGCCTCGGTACTGACGATGGCGTCGTACAGGAAAACTTCGGCTTCGTCGCCCTTTGCGACGACTTCGAAGCGCTTTGCGGGCGCTTGCCGGTTGTCAGCCAGCAGTTTGAGCAGGTGTTTCATTGATGACCGTTTCTTGGTTGTCGAAGCTGTCGTCCTGGGGCAGGTTTTCGAGGCGGCGGATCTCGGCTGCCTTCATCCATGCCGGCTCGCCGGCGCGGCCCAGTGCAATGCGGTAGGACTCGAAGCGCGACTTGGTGTCGCCCCGCTCCAAGCCAGCAGTCACGAACTCGCAGAAGTTGCGCGAGGTCTTGAAGAACTTGAAGTTCATCTCC